AAGCCACGCGACAACATATCCGGGCTTCGGGCAAGGATGCCCGGTAGGTTCTGCCGCGACGGTTGCCGTTATGTGTTTCGCTTGGATCGTGATCCCTGCCCGTGGGTCCTTGCCATAAAATAAAATAGGCTGACTCGTATCCCTGCCCCATTTGTTCAATCCTATTGCCGCCGGCTGATAAATAATGCCCATATCGTCCGGCATTGGATAATGGAAGCAAAGTGGCGTCCCCGGCGTGACAACGCCGCGCTTGCTTTTTGCAAGCGCCATCGTGACAGCGGGAACAACATGCTCTCTGACGTATTCGCGCGTATCGTCAAATGCCGCTTTGTATTTGGTTTTCTGGCTGGCTTTTCCCTTGGTCCCGCTGCCGCCGTTCACACCATAAGGGGGATCGGTGATTAACGCATCAAATGCGCCTAACAGCGGCACAATCTCGCGGCAATCGCCCAGGATCAGCCGCTGCCCCCCGATGCGCTCCTCTCGGACGATGGCCCCCGTCATTTCCGCGCCTCCGTTCGCCCGAAGAATATCAACCACGGGCCAATGTGCAGGCACGAGCGGTAGCCGTAGTAGCGGGCTTCGGTGATGCTCAGGCACCAGCCCGGAACGCGGACAATGTTCATCCCCGCGCCTCCGCCAAGATGCACTCGTATCGAATGCCCGCGTAGGCCATGAGGTCGACATGGCTGTCGCGGTGGTCCGGCGAGGCGATCATCCGCGCAAGCTTGGTTGCCATGTGAACGGTCGCGATCTCGGCCGCCGTCAGGTCGCGCCCGGTGATCGCGTTGAAGATGCGCGCGATGTGCTCGTGATTCTCGACCGGCTCGCCATAGACCGCCCTGCGCTCGGTGCCCGTCAGCCGCGCCGCCTCCTCAAGCAGCGCAACCCGCAGAGGCAAAGCCGCCGCACGCAGAATGTCATCATCCTCGATCATCCTTTGGCCTCCTGCCGGCTCCGGGCTTTGCCCGGGCCCTTTCGATCCTTGCCTCATCCGCCCGCCGCGCCGCGCGCCGGGCTGCGTCTTCATCCATCGGCCGGCCGGAATTGCTCCACCGGCTGCCCGGCGGCATCGCCCGCGCCGACAGCGGCCGGAACGGATCGCTGTCCTGTCCCATCGCGCCCGCCCTCCATCACGATGTCATTCAGGTCTCGCCCTTCGCCCGCGTGGACGATTGAAATGCGCTCCAGGCCCGGGCAGTTTGCGCGCGCCCGGCGCAACCCGGCCACCAGCTTGGCCCGCGTCAGCCGCGGCTCGGAATCGCCGTCCTGCACGAAGATCAGCCAGGTCACGCAGGGCGGCGGCAGGAACGCCTCCGCATCCTCGAGGTCGGGGATGCCCGCATACTTCATGCCGTCGCCGCGGATGACCCGCTGCCCGCTCATGTTGCCCAGATCGACCCCGGCCCAGTAGGCCGCACCCGGATAGGCATCCGCCGCCATGGCCGTCAGCGTGGTCTCGATGCCCTCGCCCATGACCAGCGTGTCAAAGCCCGCCGCGCCCGGATGGCTCAGCCTGATCGCCGTGCCCTTCTTCGATCCCCAGACCTTCTTGGCCGGCATTGCCTCGCCCTGATGCAATAGCCTGGCCTTGCCGTTCGGCGCGTTCAGATCGATCCATGTCCGGTGAACCGCCGTCAGCCGCCCATCCGGCGCCAGACAGCCGGCCACCATCGCGGGCCCGCGATGCAGCTCTGTCCAGGTCCGACCGTCCGGCGCCGGCACCATGTAGGGCAGGTCGGGGTGGAACCGCAGCGCGATCGGCGGCGCCGCCGCAAACCGTTCGGGCAGCCCGCGCAGGCGAAGGTAATCGCCCACCGCCGTGCCCTTCGCAGGCCGCGTCTCATGCCAGATGTCGCGCGCCTGGCTTATGGCCCGCGCCCGCGCCCGCGCCTCCGCCGCGGCCCGCTCCTCAGCCTTGCGCGCCGCGTCCTTTTCGCGCCGCTCGGCCTCGGCCGGGTCAAGCCGGACCTCAGCCCCCATCAGCCAGTCCAGCGCGTCCTTGAAGCTGCAGCCCAGCACATGCCGGATCAGCGCGACCCCGTCGCCGCCGCCGCAGTGACGGCAAAGCCAGACACCCTTGGCCGGGTTCACGCCGAACCGGTCGCGCCCGCCGCAGCGCGGGCAGGGCCCGACCCATTCGCGCGAGGCCCGCTTCAGGCCGGCCACGTCAAGCCGGCCGACAATGTCCATGATCGGCACAGCCCTCGCTTCGCTCAGCCGCGGGTCATCACGCACAGCGCACCCCCGTCCTGCGCTCGACCAGATCGGCCAGAACATCGGACTGCCCGGCGAAATACCGCAGCATCACCATGCCCAGCCGGGCCTCGGCCGTCGCCTCGGCGCGCGGGTCGCCGGCCGTCGCCTCGGCACCGACAACGCCGCTGACGCGCGACGCCTCCATCACCACCCCCGCCAGATCGCCATCCGCCAGATCGCGCGCCTGCCGGCACAACGCGGCCAGCCGCCGCCGCAGCGCCGGCCGCACCGCCGCGCCATGCGACGCCAGCACCAGCGCCACCGCCGTCGCCAGAATCGCCCGCCGAATGTCGTGCTCGCCATCGGTCATCGGATATGCGCCGCCTTCGCGAGTCGCGCCCGCATGGCCATGGCGCCCTCCGGCGTGGCCAGCGCGCGGCGGGCCCGGTCCGCAACGGCCGTCCCGTCGAACCCGGCCAGCGCGCAGACCTGATGGAAATCGGCTGTCCCAAGCCACGGCAGCGGACGCTCCTGCCGCCGCCCTTTCGCGATGGCCGCGAAGTTGGCCCGGGCTTCGTCGCAGACATCACACAGCCCGACGAAAAGCACGCTCTGCCACATCCCGCGCGACCGGCCGGCATGCAGGCTGTCGGTTTCGTCCAGCCACCAGTCCGGCCAGTCGGGCCGGTCAGGGTCGGCAGCGCGCGCCGATGCCACGAACTCCCGCAGGGTCTCGCGGCGCGTCCGCACCCCGCCGGCCGCGGCCCGCGCCTCCTTGGCAAAAGCCGCCTCCAGCGCCGCCAGCGCCGCCATGATGTCGACGGACGCCGGCGCAGCGACGGGCTCCTGCGCCTCAAGCGCCTCGATCGCGTCAAGCAGGCTCATGCGCGGCCGCCCTCGGCGACCCACCGCGTCAGCATCGCCACGATGACATCGACCATCAGCGCCGTCAGCGTCTTCGCCCGCACAACCGGGTCCGGGCTCTGCCGCTTCAGCATCGCCACGCGCCGCTCGGTATCGACCGGCGGCCATTCGTTCAGGAACGCGGCCAGATCGCGCCGCTGCGCGCGCGGCACCGCGACCAGCGCCAGAATCATCGGCCGCAGGAACGGCCGCGACCAGGCATAGATGTCACCGGCAGAATCCGACCGCCGCACCGCGTCCAGCACCTGAGTCACCAGCGCGCCACGGCCACGCTCGACCTCGGACCGGATGAAGCCCACGCAATAGACCGTCCCCGGCTTGATATCCCTTGACGACGGCCGGTAATCCGACAGCTTCGCCCCGGCCTTGACCACCGCCGCCTCGGTCGCCAGCGCCCACGCCTCGCCCGCGCGCAGCCCGGCGCGGAACACCGTGCCCGGGGTAACCGCCGTGACCAGCCCGTTCACGGCGGCAAAGGCCCGCGCCTGCCCGACCTCGTCCAGATCGACCACCAGCGCGGGAACCTGCTCAAGACCCGCCATCCTTGCCGCATGCGTCCGGTGCTGCCCGTCGATCACCGAATACTTGCCCTCGATCGGCGAAGGCGCGACCAGAACGGGCAGGAAATGCGCCCAGTCGAACGCCCCGGCAATTTGCACGATCTGCCGCCACGACCCGTTGGTCAGCGGGCGCTGATAATCCTCATCGATGACCAGATCATCGATGGCCAGCCAGCGCAGCACCGGCAGCGCCGCCTGCGCCGGCCGGGGCGCCCGGCGCTCGCCCGTCTCGATCGCCCGGAACGTCATGCCGTCACCGCCCGGATGATCAGCCCAGCCCACCCGATCACGGCAAACACGCCCGACGCGCCAAGCAACAGCCACAGCCGCCGCCGCTCCCTCGCCGCCGACGCGCGAAGCTCATCGAACTCCGCCGCCCGGGCCTCTGCCATCTGCTGCAGCCGCGCGGCCAGATGCCCGGCCACCACATCGGCCTGCTCCTCCAGCGTGCCCTGCCAGCCGCCCCTCTCCACCGTCCGCGCCAGATGCAGCGCCATCTTCGGCGACAGCCTGACGGTGATATCGCTGTGCACCGCCGCCGCGCTGCGCAGGTTGCCGGGCAGGTCCGTCATCACCCGCCCCGGGTCGGCCGGGTCGCCCCACTTCAACAGGATCGGTACCGCCATCAAGGCCTCCTCATCTGAAGGGTCGGGCAGGCACAGACAGGTGGCTGGCGCACGCCGGGGAGGAACCGTGCGCCAGCCCGGAGGGGGACCGTTTCAGCCTCTCTCCCCCTCCGATCCGCATGAAAACCCCGGCGACGCCGCCGCCTGCACCAATCGCGCCACCGGGAAGTTGCCCGCGCCGAGACAGACAGACGCAGGATCTCACGCAGGCTGCGGCGCGGTCAGTCATGCCCGCCCCCGTCCAGCCGCCGGAAAAATTTTTCCGCCCTCTCGCGCAGCGCGAAATACCGCTGCAGCGCGCGGTCCGCGCGGACCTCGCAATACCGGCCGAGGATGTAGATCACCGCCCGCCTCACCGGACCGCCCCCGGGCCCAGCACGATCTCCGCCCCCGCGATCACCATCACCGCGGTCACATACCGCAGGCTCGCGTCATGCTCGCAGCGCAGCCAGTTGCGCACCTGCCGCGG